AAAATCTTTTATAATTAATGAAACGGCACTTACTGCTATGGGGTTCAAAATTATAAATTCGGATAAACATTTTGAAAGAGGGTTGACTAAAGCTAATCTTGAAATGACTCCAAAAGATATATATAGTGATGAGGGGCAAGCGGTTCGAGTCCGATCAAAATCATTATCTGGTAAGGAAATGCAACTTGCTATTGATGGTCGATTAGGGTTGGTGGTTGACGGAACAGGAAAGGACTTTAATAAGATTAAAGCCCAAATAGGTAAATTAAATGCTCTTGGATATGAAAGTGCATTGTTGTTTGTGAATACCGATCTTGAAACTGCAATATTACGAAATCGTAAACGTCGACGCAAACTTCCAGATGACGTTGTTGCTGTTATGTGGAAAGAAGTTCAAAATAATTTAGGGAAATATTCGCAACTCTTCGGGCATCAAATGTATATTATTGATAATTCTGAAGGAGCTGACTGGAAAGCCACAAGCGTATCAACCTATAAACGCATTAAAGAATGGGCAAAACAAGTCCCCATTAACCCGACAGCTAAAAATTGGATCGGGCAAGCTAGAAAACGGAGATAAAGATGTTCACCTAAGGATAGGTTTAATTATTTGTTTAATTTGAATTGAGGTAAAAAATAACTATTATGAATAAAAAAGTAAGTGGAATTATATTATTGTTAGCTACATCATATGCATATGCCGATAATCACGAGGCAGTCAATCTTTCTGATGTTGACGAAAATTTAAAAATCCTTCCTATGACTACTCTTGAAGAAGTCGCCCCAGCAGAAAATGTTCTAGATTCAATTGCAATTGAATCCGAAGAAGTTCAAGTTCCTGTGTTTGATGACGAAGATAACGTTATAGGGTTTGTGCCAAAAACATCACTCGAGCCTGAAGTTGTTGAACCAGCTGAGCCTGAGCCTGAAGTTGTTGAACCAGCTGAGCCTGAAGTTGTTGAACCGAAAAACTTTTTTGATTGGTTGACGTCATCATGATCATGAAACCCACTAAGTGATTGTATTGGGGGGAGTTAATCCCCCAATATTTAACCTATGAAATTATTAATGTTAAGCACTATGGCACTATCATTTAATTATGGGGAATTTGTTTCTTCGAAGATATCTGCCGCATATGGTATACAAAACACCCCAAGCATTTCCGAAGTGAATAATGGAAAGGAATTATATAATAATATAATCGACCCAATTAGAAATAAATTTGGTGAAGTTGAAATTACTTCAGGATACCGAAATTTGAAATTGAACACTTTAATCGGGGGAGCGAAAAATTCCCAACATATGTTAGGGCAAGCAGTTGATATAAAGGTTCCTGATGTGAGTCGATATGATGTGGCTAATTGGATTATACATAATTTAGAATACGACCAATTAATTATGGAACCAAGTTGGATTCATATTTCATATTCTATAGAAAATAACAGAAAAGAAACTTTACAGTATGTTGACGGAAAGGTTATTCCTTACACTCTAGGGCAATTATGAATGATACTTTAAAATCAGTTTTATCCATTCTACTGGTCATTTTTGGATTAATAGGGGTCGAGTCCGTGATCCAAGATTGGTTTAATATGTTTAATTATAGCATAGGATTTTTTTTGTTTCATATTATGGCTTCAATTTTCGCTATTATCATCGGATTAGTCGGACTCCGGAGTCTATGCTATGAACATTAAGGACTTTTACATTGCGATCATCATATATGCGATCATCATATTGGCATATCTATTCATTGGACTCGTAAATGCCCAAGAATATTCTGGGTCAGGAGCATTAGATGATCCTATAGCTACTCATTCTACGGTAACAACCAATGGCGGTATGACCAATACTATTAAACAACCACCGCCATCTGCTATATCGCCTCAATTCAGTTCTGGATATAATAGTGATCTTTGTACTATAGGTATTGCTGGCGCAGTTCAAACCCAAATACTTGGCATTTCTGCAGGAACAACATTCACTGAAGATAATTGCCTTAGATTAAAAAATGCTAAAACTATGTATGATATGGGGATGAAAGTTGCCGCAGTTTCAATTATGTGTCAAGACAAGGGTGTCTTCGATTCAATGATGCATGCAGGAACTCCCTGCCCTTACGATGGGCTGATAGGCGCAGACGCAAAACTTGGGTGGGAATCTCATGTAGAAGAAACTAGAAAAGAATTGGAAGAATCAGATGGCATTTCTATTGAAACAACTAGCATTATTAGCACTCTTGGTCTCATCGGTACAATATTGCTATTCTGATAGCATATCACCATATTACAATCGAACTGGTAATGCGGCTTTTGGCACACATGCATGGAATATGGATAGTATTCTTCCACCAAATGTTCCTGGACTAGATATAACAGGAGTGTTGTATAGCTATGAAATACAAAAGAATGTAGACGATCAAGTAAAAGTTAATATTCAAAATGAATATGCTAATGGTAGCGGATATATTTTTAGGTCTACTGATGATTGGAATCCAGGATCTATAGCAGGAACTACAATTAATAAAGTTGTTCCTGTTCCGCAAAGCAACAGAGCATTATGGGGGAATGGGTCTATTGAAGTTTTGGGTGCAGGATTAATTAAAAACCCAAAAGTTCTTTATAACTATAAAGTTGATCCTTGCTATAATCCGCAATTTGATCCTAATTGTCCAGGATACACTAAACGTGCTATAGTTCCTGATAATAATATTGATATTTCTAATTTATACGATAATATAAATAGTACCCAATTAGAATCAACATGCACACAAGGAGACACTTCTCCTAGATGCACAACAATATTATCTGAAGCAAAACAAGAAAATATTTCTGAAGAAGATATGGCTGAAACCGAAAATCAACAGAAAGAGAAAACTAAAGAACGTTTAGAGAAAGCACTTGCAGCATCAGACAATTCTGAAATGTTTGCCAATTCATTTTCTCAAGCTAAAATTTTACAACGTTCGAATAATAAAATTAATATGAATTCATATTATAAAATCCATATTAATGGTGGCGTATATAATGAGTCTATCACTTTAAGTGGCGGAATGATCAAGGATAATCCTAAAGGAGCAAGACTGAATTATTCTTCAGAAAAATTACATAACGAAATTGTCCAGATGCAATACGACGATTAATCATAAAAAGAAAACTAGGAAGAACGATATGATCAAGATGACACTAATGATTATTACATTAATTTGCATTTCCGGAAGCACTATAGCGGAAAACGTTCCTATTAACGGAACAGTTCAATCCAGATGCATCATTTCGACCGATATGCCTGGAGTTTACGGAAACCCAAACTCATATACATTAACAACTACTCCAGCTGATGGGGGCGTTGTTGCTGTTACACGGTTTGACGTCACCCTTGCTGATGCATATTACGCAACTATTACTGCTCCTTCAGAATTTTCTTCTAGCCCATCATTACCTGATGTAGTGACATGGACTGGAGATACTGAAGTACAAGCAGTTTCTGATGCAGCAACTATGGGTTCTTATGAATCGAATAAAATTGAGTATGGCTTGACAGATAAATACGACTTGACTGCAACTGGATCAACTTGGTTCAAAACTTCAAGTGCTGCAACTATGGGCGGAAGTAAAGCATATCCTGGAGGATCATATACAGCATTGGTGTCTGCCGAATGCATCGCTCAATAGAATGAGGATAGCGATTTTATGTTTAATGATGCTGGTGTCGCATGGGGTTAGTTCACATGAGATGACACCAACATACCTGACATTAGAAAGGTCATATGTAAAGGAGGTGTATAAAACTACCTTACAAATATTCAATAAAAGAAAGGATGTTGAATATTATGAGATAGGGGTATTTGATAAAAAATTCAACCCTATTCCGTTTGTAACATCCTATAAGGTGATATATCTCAAATATCTCGGGCATATGACATTTGATGTTTTTATTCGAGAGAAAGACAAACATAAGGCATTCTATGTTTGTTCTCGTTCAAAGTTGAGAATACAAAATATTACTAAAGCTGCAATATCATCTAGAATATGTTCAAAATTTAAGTGATTATGATGATGAAAAAAATAGGTTTACTGTTTTTTGTATTGTCGACTTCAGTTATGGCACAAAATAGTTCATTAAATTTGGCAATTCCTACATCACCATCAACATTTGGGCAAGATAGGATTCGTACTGCTGAAGGATTAGAGTGTAATAGCGCAATTGGAGGGGCAACACAATTAGAATTAGGAATGACTGGTATTGTAGATAATTATCAAAGTCCTTTCGGGGGATCTGATATATCACGTATGGAATCGAAAGATGTTGGGGTGTATGCTAGAATAATTATTCCGTTAGATGCTCCAAAAGAAAGACTTAATTGCAATTCGTTATATAAACTTGAACTTAGAAAAAAACGGTTAGAAGTAATGCGGTTACAAGAAGAACTGATTAAACTAAGGCAAATGAATGAAAACGGCAACAACTTCGAATTTGAAAATTGATCTCAGTTGGTAGAGCGTTTGACGTCCGTGGTTCGAGCCCACGACTTCAATTAAAAAGGCATTAAAAGAAATGAAAGGTCAGGAAATGCTTGTAGAAAAAATTAGTCATGTGTTTGATATATACCTTAATAACTTCAGAACTACCGAGTATATTCAATTGAAAGATGAAGCATCAGGTAAAAAAGTTACTAAAGTTGAACAGAAAATAGATGTCCAACTTTATGATAAGTCCGGAACAGTGAAAACATATAAAGGATAATGGAATCATGTCAAAGGATCTTGGTGAAGAAATTGAGAATGTTGAAGAAGAACTAGAGAATTTAAAAAACAAAGACTTCTTAATATTCGGCATTCGAATGACTCCTATGACTTTAGGTGCAGCATTCGCAGGGATTTCAACTATTCTAGGTTCATTATATGCTGGATTCTTAATGTATCAAAAGGTTGAAGAAGTTGCTAATCTTGATGTGGGTGCATATGAACAGAAAATGGAATTGATTGATCAAAAACTCAATAACCAGCAGAAATTATTAAGTTCTATCGAATCAAATTTAAATGATGCTAAAACCAATATGTATCGTATTGACACTAAAGTTAGCGATAAATTAAATAATTATGATACAAAATTGGATCGGTTTGAAAATAAGGTGGAAAAAACTAAAGTCGATCTAGAAGAAAAAATACAAAAGGCATTGGACAACCCATTGGCCAACCAATAAAGGATTGAAAAAATGGTAATAAAAAAAGAAGATCTAGATATTAATGGTGATGGAATAATATCTGATGAAGAGATGGAAATTTATTTAGAATCTAAACGAAGAGAAATGGAAGATGAAGATGCTAAACGAGACCAGCAAAGGAAGATGGTTTGGTTTGCTCTATTTGGAATGCTATTGTATCCATTATTCGTATTCGGAACTGAAGCACTAGGCTACACTAATGCATCTGGAGTTATTGGCGATATGGCTCCGACATATTTTATGGCAGTCTCAGTTGTAGTTGGTGCATTTTTCGGAGCAGATGCATATGTTAAAGGTAAGTCGAAAGATAAAGATAAGGAATAATTTTGTATGTATGAATATAAAGCTAAAATTGTTAAGGTCGTTGATGGCGATACAGTTGATGTGGATATAGATCTAGGGTTTGGGGTATGGCTTAAAAATGAACGTGTGCGTGTTATGGGGATAGACACTCCAGAATCTAGAACTAGGGATAAGGTAGAAAAAGTATTCGGTCTTGCAGCAAAGAAAAGATTAAAGGAATTATTAGATGAAGATACTATTTTAAAGACTCAAGTCTCAAAAAAAGGGGAAGACCTTAAAGGTAAATTTGGTCGTATTCTAGGTGATTTTATAATTGGAGATTCACTTGTGACCGAAATATTAATTGAAGAGGGGCATGCTGTACCATATCATGGAGGGTCAAAGGAAGAATTATTTGAACTTCATATGGCTAATAGGGAAATGCTAATTTCTAAAGGAATAGTTAACCTTGATAGTTGAATATGAAAAATCATATAAAGTGGTTGGTTATAGTTGCACAAAAGAACTTAGAAAAAAATATGCATCCTTAGGATTAATTAAAGGTAGTGTATTTAATTTTGTCCGATCAGCACCACTCGGAGATCCAATCCAACTTAAGGTAAAAGGTTCAAATTTATCTATACGAAGAGAAGATTTAAGTTTTATCAATTTCATTGAATGTAAATGAAATTAACACTTTACTTTTATATTTCATTCAGGTATAATATAATAATTGAGTCGCTAAAAAAGGGATGTATTTGTTATGATAGAATTGTTGACTAAGGAAAAGTTCTCAATTATAATTGAAACGTCGGTTAAGAAAGATAAATTGTCATATATCGATGCTATAATTCATTGGTGCGAAATTAATGAACTTGACGTTGAGTCTACAGCAAAATTAATTTCGCCAACACTTAAAGAAAAAATGATGCGTGAATGTATAGAATTAAATATATTTAAAGGTGGAGCAAAACTTCCTATATAATCAGCAGGCGATATTATGAAAGCATTTGAGTCTTATTGTACCTATCTTGCGGTTCATCAACACTTTACTAGCAAATCTTATGATTTTTTTAAATATAAAGGTAAAGTGAGAGCGAAAGAATCTTCCTTTCGTATCCGTAAAGATAAATATTTTTTTGAGAAAGCA